ACAATCGCTGGTATCAATACGTTTGTAGACATAGTAAACATTAATAAACATGGGTTCAATTCTGGTGAGAAAATCAAATATTCTGCTTCTGTTGGTGCTGCTGGTGGTCTTACAAACAACGCTGAATACTATTGTATCAAGATAAATGATGATCAATTCCGTGTATCAATATCAACCAGTCTTACAGATCATGTCAATATAACCAGTACTGGTGCTGGTACACATACATTCCAAGATCCTCCTGTCAGTGTGGTTCTAAATGGAAGACAAGGTATTACAACCTTCAACGCTACTGCAACACCCATAATTCGTGGTGAGGTTATTGATTGTCATGTAAGTAATCCTGGTAATGACTTTGGATCTACAGTTATAAACGATAATCTAAAACCAGATGTAAACACAGTTATTGGTAGTAAGGCATTCTTACAACCATTCATAATCAATGGACGTATAGATCAAATAATTATCAAGTCTGGTGGATCAGACTTCTTTAGTACACCTGACATTATCATCACAGGTGATGGTGTGGGTGCAAAAGCAAAAGCAAATGTGGCAAACGGTCAGATTGTAAGTATAGACATGATTGAGAAGGGTGGTAACTACACTCAGTCAGGCACTGCTGTAAAGGCTAGAACACCTGGTGAGGGTGCTATCTACTCCACTAACATCAAAGAGTGGACAATCAACCAAGTAGAGAGATATGCAAAGATTGGTGATGTATTTGCTGATGATGGATTCTATGAAGTACAAAGAGATTCAGATCTTGGAAACCCTTATGTCAACTACTATGTTCCACGTAATCTAAGATCTTATCTTGGAGACAATGATGCAGAGCATTCTCCAATATTAGGTTGGGCATATGATGGTAATCCAATCTACGGTCCTTACGTTTACAAAGAAGCAGGTGGTGGCGGTGGACTAGATTATATCAAACCAAGTTATCTTAAGTTGACTGGTGAAAGAACAAACGGACCTTCAATTAGTAAGTATCCTGCTGGATTCTTTGTAGAAGACTATACCTACACAGCAGGTAGTGGTGATCTTGACGAGCACAATGGTAGATTCAGTGTTACACCTGAATATCCTAATGGTGTATATGCGTATTTCACAACAGTACAGTCATCTTTAGTATCAAATCCTGGTTCTCCTTTCAATCTTGCTAGAGTACCAGTATTCCCTTATGTTATAGGAGATAGTTTTAGATCAAAGGTTGAAGAACTCAATAGATCTTTTGAATTTGATCAAGATGTAGATCCTCTATCATATAACTTAGTAAGGAACACCAAACCTTATAATATCAATAGTTATGAATTTGTTTCAAACAGTCAGAAAGGCACCAACCTTCAGTCGAAGATCATCACAACAAGTAGTGGTGCAGTTAGTGGAGTGGATATTATTGATGGCGGTAATGAGTACAGTGTTGGTGACAACTTGGTATTTGATAACGCACAAACTGGAGGATTTGGTGCAATTGGAAATGTTATCAAGATATTTGGACCTGAAATTGCTTCACTCACATCAACAGTCAATACATTCCCACTCACAACTTTATTATACTCTAATGGAAAGGTTACAGGTATAACATCAGTACCACATGAGATGTTGAGTGGAACTCAACTAAGTATCGATAATGTAAGTTCAGATAAGCACAAGATATTAGAAGGTGAGAGAGTAATAACAGTCACAAATATATCATCAGGTATTGCAACAGCAATAGCAGCGATTGGTGCTAATGCTGGATTGACTACAAGTGTAAGAATAACTGACGATATCAATATATTCCATATCAATGATATTGTAAGAATAGATCATGAAGAATTCAAGGTATATGGAAAGGATAGTTTACAGAATGAGTTAGATCTGATAAGAGCACAGAATGGAACCAGTGGTGTTGCTCATACTGCTTTCTCTGAGATACATGTATTACCTACTAGATTCACATTCACACAAGAAGGTGCTGAGAAAACTGTCACTAACGACACAATATATTTTGATGCTGCAAACGTAGTAGGATCAGGAGTTTCTGCTGGTGCTGGTATAGGTCATACCATCTCCACACAAGACTTTGGTGCTATAAAGATACCAACACAGACAATCTTCTTACCAAGACATTCATTCCAGCATGGTGAGGAGTTATCTTACAGTCCTGGTGAAGGAACATCTATCTCATATCAGGCACCTGGCGTTGGAACAGCGTCTGGTTGGACTGCTACATTACCCACACAGGTATATGCATCAGTTGTTGATTCAAATTTAGTTGGTATTGTAACTACACAGGCAGGAATCAGATCATCTTCTGAGAGAGTATTCTTCTATCCTGATCAAGCAGGTATTGGTAACACACATTTCTTCACTACAAAAAGAGGTAAGGTTACAAGTGATATCAATATCATCAAAGTTACTGCTACAACTAAAGATGCTCATTCCTTGAGACCTACTGATACCATTGACATGTCAGTTGTGTCTACAGGTACAAGTTCTCTTGTTCTCAATTATAGTTCAGCAACTAGATTAGTAAGTATTGGTAATTCAGTCAACCCAATGATAAATGTGACTGAGGGAGATACACTACAATTTGACGTTTCTTCTCCATCTCTTGCAAATACTAAATTAGAATTCTATGAGGACTCAAATTATAAGAAACAATTTGTAGGTTCTGGTGTATCTGCTGTAGAGGTATCATATTTTGCAGCACATGGTCAGGCACAAGGAACTGCGTCAATCAGATTTACACCACAAGTTCCTAAAGTTCTCTACTATAAACTCAACTCTCAGGATATATCCAAGATAATAGAGACTAATGAGGATATTGATAACTTTACAAAGATAATTGTAAACTCAAGTAAGTTTACAAGTTCAGGAACTATCAGTTCTATTACTGAAAAAACATTTGACTTCAATATAAACCATAAACCAGAAAGAGTAGGGTATACAACTCAGAGTGCATACATTTCATATACAACTAACTCCACTAATGATAACGGTCCTATTGCTCAAGTACAATTAGTATCAGGTGGTGTAGGATTCAAAGATATACCTCAAGTTTCTGTTGCTACTACAAGTGGATCATCAGCATTGATAGAAGCACATGGTAATGATATTGGTAAACTTGATAAGGTAAATCTAGTTGATATAGGTTTTGACTATCCATCAGATAAGACATTACAACCTCAGGCAGCAATGCCACAAGTTGTATTCTTAAAAGACAACTTCTCTGTTGATAGAGTAGCAATTACTTCTACAGGTGGTAAGTATCTAACTGCTCCTGACCTCGTATTGTACAATACAAAGACAAGTCAAGAAAATAGTCTTACACAATTCAAGGTATCACTAACTGGAGCATCAGTTTCTGATGTACAGGTTGTTAGTGGTGGTGGAAACCTAAGAAGTGGTGATAACAGTCTCTTTGCAATCAACAATACTAACGGAGTTGGAATTGTAACAGCAAACTATAGTGATCCTAATGTCACATTGACACTACAAACACCAGAGGGTGGATATACTGTTGCTGCTCCTATACCATTTGTGGTTGGTGATGAGGTATTTGTTGAGAACATAGGTGTGACAACAGGTCATGGATATAACTCATCAACATATGGTTACCAATACTTCACTCTTACAGGTGTGAATCAAGCGACTGGTCTAGAAGATCAGGCAACTATAACATATGAAGTTTCTGAGAATCCTGGTACTTACAATCTAGGTAAGTTTGGTACTGTATCTAATAAGACTGATATTGCTAAGTTTAGTGTTGAACTCAAAGAAGGTGAATTCTTCAAAGGTGAGACAGTTATAACATCAAGAGGTAAGAAAGCAAAAGTTATAAGTGGTGAAGGTAAAGCAAGAAACGTATTACGTGTTGATAACATAGTAGGATTCAGCACAGGTGAGAGTCTAACAGGTCAACTATCAAATGCTGGTGGTACTATTGATAAGTTAGAGGATTACATAGGACACTTTGATGTAGGAGTATATCATAATAAACCATTTGGTTGGGAGAAGGATACTGGTAAGTTATCTGACTTCAACCAGAGACTACAAGATAGTGATTACTATCAACAGTTTGCATATTCGCTAAAGTCACAAGTTGGAATCGCATCATGGAGCGAACCAGTTGACTCTCTCGCTCACATCGCTGGATTCAAGAAGCACTCTGACTTGTTGATATCATCAGTTCCAGTTAGTTTAGGTACTACCGCAACCAACGTTGTTGCTATCGGAACTGCATCTAAGTCAGTTGTACTGATTGATGGTGGTGGTGCTCTCAAAGATCATTTCGATCATGACTTAGTTTACGAAGATCCTGCTCCAGACTTATCTGTAAGTAATGAGGTTGTCTTCAACTCTACTAGATTTGGTGATTCACTGCTATGTAATGGTAACAGAGTTCTTGAGATAGATGACATATCACCTCAGTTCTACTCAGATCCTAACCTATTGAGAACTGTTGAGATTGATGCGTTTGATATTGCTAATCCTACAGGTCCTCGTGCTATCAAATACCATGCACAGGTTGTACTAGATGCTGCTTTACAACTAGCATATAATACAACTCAATATTGTGAGTTCATTGTATTCCACAATGGCGATGAGTGTTACCTCAACCAGTACAGTGACTTGGCAGATGCCTTTGATCTTGGTGAATTCATTCTCCAGCAGAATGGAAACATTGTGTCTGTATCATTCAGTCCTTATAATACTACCTTGACTTATGATGTTACTTTCTACAAGGAGATCATAGGTAAGCAGGTAAGTATTGGATCAACGTCTTATGGTAACGTAGTGAAATCTGGTGTTGGTTCTGTATTTGCAGCGAGTGCCAGTCCTTCAACTGTCACATTACAAGACATAGATGCTTCTAAGTTCAAGTCAGGAAATATTATAGTATCTCATTCTGGTGCTGATCATAAGGAGGTTGAGGAATACAACTTCTTATGTAATGGTGCTGGTATGTTATACACTGACTTTGGTAACATGGACAGTGGTGAAGATGTTGGTGAGTTTGACATCATACAGAATGCTGGTGTTATCAAACTAAGGTATACACCTAATGCTAACACAGCAGTTACAGTACAGACTCTTACTACTATGGTTGGTATTGCAACCACTGCTGCTGAGAACACAAGTGAAATAGGTCGTCTTGTTATAGGAGATACCGAATTGAACGCAACACGAACAGAAATCAGTGCTGCTGCTTCTCCAACAGAGAATACTATATCAACTAAAAACTACACAAACTTCACTTCTATGAAGTATTTTGTGGAAATACATAATACTACTGACAATAAGTATTCTTGCTTCAATGTTGGAGCAAATGCATTTGACGGTAGAATCAACTTCAACGTCTATAACAATCTGTCCACAGCAGATGACCAAAGACGTGACATACGTGCTATGAACATGGTAGCAAGTGGTGAGAATGTTTTATTACGATTCACACCAGCTGCAAATAAAGCATATGTTGTAAGGGTATCAGAAATCAGGATAGACAAACCTGACAACGTAGCAAACGATCAAACAGTTATACTCTAATGTCATTTCAATTAGGATCAGTAAATAGACAATTCAACACTGAGTCTGAGACTTTCGTGCAGTCTTTCAACTTGACTCATGAGGGTGTCCCCCTGTTCCATAAAACCTTTGATGGATCTAGTAGTGCTGATGTACTATTAGGAGATGATTCTTTTATAATCAATAATCATTACTTCGTAACTGGAGAGAACGTAAAATATCAGGCAGATACAGGTATAAATGGAAGACCTATTGGTATACAGCATGGTTTGAATGGTGTTGGTGCTGCTACCACAATGCCACAAGACGTATTTGTAATAAAAGTAACTGAGAATAAATTTAGAATTGCAAAAACTAAGGCACTTGCTATGGCAGGTAGTCCAATTGGACTGACAACTGTTGGTGCTGGTGTAACTCATACATTTACATCTACAAATAAGAATACTAAGTGTATAGTGGCGATTGATGATATTATTCAATCACCTGTTTATAAGAGAAGTGGTGCTACTACAACTTTAGTTTCTATTGCTAACCGTGAAGCAAACGTTACTGATGCATCATTCATGAAACAATACGATCTACTACAGATCAATGATGAGATAGTTCGTATTGCAGCATTACATTTCAATGGTGTACAGAATAAATTGCTTCTTGATAGAGCATGGATGGGAACTACGAAGCAGGGTCATTCAAATAATGATACTGTGCAGTTAGTTTTTGGTGATTATAATATTGTAGATGATCAAATTACTTTTGCAGACGTTCCATTCGGTGGTACAAGACAAACTGTAGGTATAGATTCAAGTGATTTTATTGGCAATACTTTCTCTGCTCTAACTGAGGTATTCCAAACAGGTACAAAAGTAAAAATAAGAAGTTTGAACCCTCCTACTCCATTATTAGCTAACAGTGATTACTTCATAATTCAAAACGCTGCTAACAACTTCTCATTTGCAGAGTCTAAGGGTGGTGCTTTGGTTGGTGCTGCTATAACATTATCAAATGCTGGTATCGGAACTCATAAATTGGTGGTTGCTGATATCGTAGAGGGTTCTTCATTCCATGGTAGACAGTTTATTAGGTCTGACTATGATGGTAACGTTATTCTAGATGACATCTCACAAAGTTTTACTGGTGTAGGTAAGACATTTACACTTACTACAAGTGGATCCAATACCACTGGTATCACTAGTGATTTTGGTGCACTATTAGTCAACAATATATTCCAGAAACCAGAGGTAGATTATAACTTCCTTAGTTCTCCATCGCCAGGTATTACTTCTGTAAGGTTCACTGGTAATGAAGCACCTGGTGTGACAGAGGTATTATCAACAAGTGATGTAAATGCTAACAGATTACCTAGAAAAGGTATTCTTGTATCGTTAGCAAATACAGAAGGTCTAGGATATTTGCCTGGTAAGTACGATGATATCAAACTGGAAAGTGTTAGCACTGGTATTGGTGCATCTATAGCAGTTGAGGTTGGTGTTGGTAATAGTATTTCAAGATTTAGACTACAGAATCCTGGTTTTGGTTATACTACTGGTGAGAATTTACAAGTTGTGGGTATACCAACCATATCATCATATGGTTCAGACTTCATACCTGCACAGTTCAGTGTAGTTGACACAGCAGATGATGAGTTTACTGGTTGGGTGTTTGGTAAATTACAGGTTCTTGATGATATATCTTCTCAGTTTGATGGTATAAAGAAGATATTCACTCTAAAAGAGAATAATATTACTATAAGTATTGAAAAAAGAGAAGGAAGTATACTAAGTCTGAAGGATGTTCTTCTAATATTTGTAAATGATACCCTTCAAAAACCAGGTGTAGCATACAATTTTGGTGGTGGTACACAAATAGAGTTTACTGAACCTCCTGTAGCAGGATCTGTAGCACAAATCATATTCTACAGAGGAACAGATGCAGATATAGCAACGACTACAGCATTACAATCAATCAAAACTGGTGATGGTTTGACAATCAAAGGTCAAGATCAGAGGATTAGTAGAGGTCCGGTATCAAGAGACAGTTTACAAACAACAAACTATAAAGGTGCTAACATAACTGCTGTCAAAATACCAAGAAGACCTCTTGTTTGGTCTAAGCAGCAGGACGATACCTTCGTTGAAGGTGTGAAGATAAGCAAATCAAGAGACCTATATGGTGCGAGAATCTTCCCAACAACAAAATTGATCAAGAATGTTGCTAAGAATGATTCAGTATTGTATGTTCAAGGTGGTAGTTTGAGTATGAAGAAGTCTGAGACTGATACAGGTTATAGTCCTACTACTGGATTCCCACTGAAGATCGTAGATAGTGGGGTGAGTGAGGTTGGATTTGGTTCTACTGACTTTGTTCATCCAGTTGACAAGCAGGATTCTGCTAATATTTTTGGAGATGAGGGTAATATCATAGGTATAGGTTCTACTGCTCAAGGTATGCAGTTGCATCTACACCTACCAGATGATAACCCATTGAAGCAAACTAAATTTGGTGGTCTTAGTAAGACAGGTATCACCACAGGTGATTACTTTATGATAACAAGATCTAATGTTGGTGGTGGAGTTACTGCCCTATCAGCAGATAGAACAACAACTGTTGGTATTGCGACGGAATTCCTTGATGGTGTATATGAAGTATCACATATTGAGGACGTAACAGCAGCAATAGTAAAGGTTCATGTCAATGTTGAGACGGGTCATGGACTAGATTTCACAGGTCTCAGCAGTGCTATAGGTAATTATTACGGGTCGTATAGTTGGGGTAAAGTAGTGACTGGTTCTATAGGAACATCATTCACTGTGAACACTCTAAATGGTATAACTGGTCTCTCAACCGCACCAGAAGTGATCAGAGATTCAAAATTACTTGTGGATTACCCATAAATAGATTGATAGAAATTAAGTAAGGTAAATGCCAGCGATTATAACTGATCAGATAAGAGTATTGAACGCTGAGAATTTTGTCAGTGGTATATCAACCACCGATAATTCTTACTATGTTTTCATTGGATTACCTAATGCGACATCAGTACAATCAGATTGGAACACGAATACCCCTTCCCCCATTGACAATTTTGACGAACATGATAGTGTCTATGATACTCTCATTAGTGCGAAGAAGATAAATTCAGCAGACGTATTACGAGTGATCAGAAAGAACACTTGGACTACAGGTTCCATTTACGAGATGTATAGACATGATTATAGCATCAATAATACAACACCTCAAACAAGTTCCACAAGTTTATATAATAGTAATTACTACGTTATCAACTCTGATTTCAGAATCTATGAGTGCATCTAT